TAATGACTACTGCATGGAAGTGTGGAATCCTTTCGAGACACAGAGTGGTGTCATTAATTATTACGAGTCATTAGAACAAAGAAATCTCACACTTTACGAATTGGGCCTAGAAAGCATGGGAGTCATTTAATGTATCATCTTAGAGAACTTGCTCTCAGCCTTAATCTGCTTGACCAATTGCCAGGATGCCGCATTAGCGTGCATTGTGATAGAATTTTGATTGATTCTATCGATTTTCGTCTCGACCTTTATGGTTGGCCGGACAACCGAGTGGTGTTTGCGAATAAGGTGACTGGGCAGAACACTATTAAGCGATTTGGTCATAGTGGGGGAGATAAGTGTCGTAAGTTTTACTTGGATTGTCTCGAGTCGATTGGAGTGGATTTGACAGCAGTTGAGTGAGGATATAGTTAACCCCCGGAAGTGGTTGGTTCCTTCCGGGGGTTAACTGTTTATTATGGGCGTTCTGCGGTGCGGGCTAGTCGTTCCCATGCGGCCCAGGTTTCGGGGCCCCATATGCCGTCGATGGTGACGCCTAGTGCTGCCTGTAGGGATTCGATGACGCGATCATGGGCGGCTTCGCTGGCGTCGCCCCAGATACCATCGGGCTCTGTGCCGATGACACTCTGAGTGTAGGCGACGCCCCAGGGGAACTCTCGTCCGCCCCAGTTGCTGGCCTTGATGACGGCGCACATTCGCTTCTCGGTATCGGGACCGAGAATGTTGTCCTGTACAGCACCAAGAATTCGCTGAATGTCTCGAATGTCGCCGCCACTGGAAATGGCGGAGTTGTCGTCGACTACGCGAATTCCGTAGCGGGCTTCGTCCATGTGACGCTCGCGGCGGGCAACTACACCACCATTGTCCTGTGGGCCACCGATTCCCCAGGTGGTGTTTCCGTCGATTGAATAGAAAACACCGCTTGAGTTTGGAGGCTGTTCCACAACTCCAATGTGCTGGGCGATTCCTTCGCCGTCGAAGTCGAAGGTCATGAGGTCGCCGGGGCGCACGTCCCACTTGTCAATGAGGACGCCGCGTTGACGGGCTTGTGCTTCGCGCCCAGGGACGTAGGCGCTTAGCCAGTTAATGCCCACCTTAGCGAGGACGTAACTGACAAACATATCGCAGTAAGGAACTCCGCTGGCCCCGAAAGAGGGTGAATTGGTGGCCTGAGCATACCAGCGCCCATACTTGGTTCCCGCCTCATTGTCGGCCCATCGGGAATATCCGATTTCCGCTTGAGCGGCGGAGACGATGTCTGCACGGACTACCATTAGGATGCCTTTCCGCGCGGAACGTTGTTGCTTGCGATTCCGAAGATTGCTGCAAACAGGAAATTGAGTGCACTAATCTTGTCGCCATCAAGAATGCCCCAAACTCCAAGGCATGCGAGAATTCCGCCGCTAACAACGTAGAGCCAGAGTCGATATGCGTCAGGAATGAAGGGGGGTTTAGGAGACTCGTGCTCACCCATTGTTTTTCTCCTTGAGATAGGAAATGATTTCTTTGAGTTGACGGTTCTGCGCGTCTACGCTTGATCCGCCATGATTTGGCTTGACGTGATATTGCACGTCTTTCAACTTATCTTCAATATCTTCAAGCCGGTCCAGCACACTGGGCATTCCATCTTTTCCGTCCCACGCATTCATCATTGTGGATAGGTGATCCATAAAGCGCGTGGCCCGGTAGATGAAACGCCCAATGATTGTTAATAGAGATATGACGCCGAGAATTAGGGCAACGTCAATCGTGGTGGGATTAATATGTATCATCGGACAAAGATTTCAGCGAACATGTTTCTGGTCTCGGGCGAGTCAGAGAAAAGCCGCCCCTTGCGGTACGTGCTGCGCATGATGCTGAGCACCTTGTCCCCGTACATGAGTAGTCGCTCCCCCTCCCGCAGGTCCGTGACCTTATAGGCCCATCTTACCCTACCCCCACGGGGCTGGCGACGCTGAGCGAACCAGGTGCTACCGTCGATCCAGATGGAGACCTCTCCGTCGGGACAACGAAGGGAGAATGCGTATTTGGCTTTTCCGGTCTTTTTCATTACAAAGTCGTCATAGTTGTCGGCAAATTTGTTTGAGATGGAGTAGTTGGCATAGTCTTCAGCGTAGTTTGTAATGAATGAACCAAACCGAGTGTGTGCCACCTCTGACTGGAATTGCTCACTATTAACGAAATCAGTGACGATGAATCCATCAGCGTGACGGCTAATTCCTTCCTTGGGCTCAATGTGGAATCGAATAAAATAGGGGTTCATGATGCTGACAGCGTTGGAAAGCATAAGACAGCGAACTCTGTCCTGATAACGGTCTACAGTGGAGTAGAAATCCATGAAGACTTTCGCCTCATCGGGAAGATATCGCAGCGAACCTTTATCAATAATGAATTCATCAAAGATAATCGTGTATACATTCGGGTATGCAATTGACTTATTCGCTTGCGCAGTGGAAAGAGGAATGAAATACCCAATGGTCTCCCATTTCTTACCAACCTTACGCTGCGCATACTGACCTTCTACACGGAATTCCTCATCAGGAAATTCATGTTGAATGTCAGCAAAGAAACTATTGCGCCCCTTGAGTTCTGTCTTATACCGGCGAAGATAGATGAATTGTTGTCCCTTGTTGATTGCATTCTTAATAACAATTTTCTTAGCCCCATAGGTCTTTCCAAGACCGCGAGCACCCATAATCATGTTAAATACGCCCGCATATGAGAGAATGTTAGAAAAACTATAGTAGGAAAAATTCTTTTTCATTCGTGTCGCCTCACAGTCCACCAGCGAGTGCCGGCAAGAATATCAATAGATTTAGTTACGGGACCATAATGGGGATTACCGCCGTGGCCCACAAGTGTATTCGAGTCCACAACCATTTCTACGTGGTCAGTTTCGGGGTAGTAACTGCCGGTTGATTTCCAAGCCATAACGATCATGTCTCCGGGCCGCAACTGGGACCGTTCAGCGGCCGTCATAGCCCCGCCACGGCGAGGAAACGGTTCGGCCCCACGGAAGTACTGGTCACCCGTCCAAGTGCCCACGAACGTGCCGCTGGTGGCCTTGTAGGCGGCATACATGAGGCCACTACAGTCCGTGATGCCTGAGTTGTCAGGGTCCTGCCTGCCGGGGCACTGGCAGTAGGCGAATTTACCGAGTCGGGCCATTACCCATGCTAGTGCCGCTGCACCCTTGCCGGAGCCACCGGGAGCAGGGGTTCCTCCACCTCCGCCGCCCCCCGCGTTGTTTGCTTGTGGGTTTTGTCCAACGATTTTCTCTTGAATGTCTTTGAGGTTTACTTCCCAAAGATTGTGCCCCTGGGAATACATTTGATAAACACCAAATTTTGATCGCAGGGTAAGGATGCCTGAGTTGTCGGCAGTGACAATTATTTTTCCGCCAGACACGTTTACTGATTGAGAGTTCTCTCCAACACTCCCACCATTGCCGGGAGTGTTTGCGCTAATTCCACCCTCGCCTACGCCGCCAGTGTCTTTGCCAGCAACAATGTTTTTGGCTTGAGTATATCTACTGCTATAGCGCCCCAGAACACCGTTAGCCATGATGTCAGAATACATCTCATCAAGGCCACCACCACTGTAGTGGTTTGCGACCTGAAGAGCGTATCGTGGCCCTTGGTGATACGCAACGCACCAGAGAATAAAGGCGTCAGTGTCAGTATCAGGGTTAATTCCATACTGTTTAGCGACACTGAAATAGTTTTCAAGGTCCTTGACAATCTGGTCGCCCTGAATATCCTTGCTCGCATTAAGTAACGGCTTGAGACTATCTCCTACAGGGCGAGACAGGTAATAGGTGTTCCACGACGAATCGGATTCAGGAACGGACTCGAGCCGCGACCGGAAACTTGCATCAACGCGCACGTATTCTGTCGCGTGCGCGCCGCGCATTCGGTTCAGAATTGCCGCCGCGCGAGTGCCATACCATTGCGCAATTCCGACAGTAATTGGGTCATTGTAGTTGATCGCCGAGTAGTCCATAGACGACTCAACCTGTCCGATAGCCTTAATGGCAACTTTCTTCGCGGTGGCATCCCACGCCATGGTTCCTCCTAACGGGCCGCTACCCTTGAATTGTATCAAGAGTAGCGGCCGCTAGGTACTGCTAAAATATGCAGTAGGACCCATTAAATGCTAGCGTGGTATTATCGCTAAGATTACTACTCACAACTAGAATTCCGTTACTACCAGCAATAAGAGGGAACCCAGCAGTAGCGTTCCATGAAGTAATATACATTGGGCGATACGGTCTCGCCCAACCGGGGAGAGTGAACACCCTGTCTCCGGGAGCCATTTGAATTGTTGAGAACGTCCCGTGCATATAAACAACATCACCTTTTCGACACACATATGCTTGAAGTTTATCGTCATTCTTAATCTTGCTATAATTAGTACCGTTTTTCAGGTCATACCAACCATGATCAATCCATCCCGAACCACCTTCAAGCCAAAGATCAAATTGTCTTTGAGCAAATTCATACCCAGCAGTACTGAAATGAACGCCAGCGTCATCAGGAAAATAATTGGGCTGACTCCCGTTGTGGAACCAAGATCGGGAACTCTCGCAGACAAGCCCGCCATATGGTTGAAGCACTTCCTTAATCACATTGGTTAGGTTTGCACAGAACATTGCCATATTCCAACTATTGTTGAGGGAATGCTCATTATACAGAACAGGAATAACATAAATCTTTGCATTAGGGAAATTCTGTACACACTTTCTGACAAAGGTCTCAGCCGAGGAGCGGATATCTGCCATTCCGCGAACGTCATTCAGCATGTCAATAACATAGATCTGTCCAGTAAGCCTAGCGCGATCACCCTTAGAATCTGTAATAGCCCTATCAATCTGGGTATTGAAGTTATTGTCGGGAGTGGAAGTAAAACCACCACCAGAATACCCGTAGTTATGTGGAATCTCACCCTTAGCCTGCAACCAACGCTCCCAGACACCGTTAGGCCAACCACGAGACTCGGCATTAGACGAACCGATAATCAGAGAATGTGGGTAGAGCACCCTGTGAATCGGATCATAACGCTTATCGCTGGTAGCCTTGTTATAGAAATCGTTGTCAACACTTTGCTTAAGTGTGGCAAGCCTTGCAGTAACGTCGCTGCTTAGGGTGTTAGCAGCATTCTTGATCCCGACAATCTCTGTATTGGTCTTATCTTGCCACTTCTTAGATGGAACGGCGATCTTTCCTCCGCCAATTGTGGGGGCGTCAAGTGTGTCCTCATTATTGGTCGCAGTAAATGCTGCGGTAACTACGCGATTTTCAAAATCGCGCATTCGCTGTTCCATCGCTGTACGCTTTTCCTCGACAGCAGCATCCCATTTGGTGTGAGTCTTTTCCATCTCCGTAATGAAGTTAGAAACAACCTCATTGATCCGCTTAATGACCTTATCCTGTTCCTCACCAAAACTGTTAGTGAAGTCGATGACATCAATAACAGACTTACGAAGTCGCTCAAGCACGTCAACATAAGTGAGTCCGTCGCGATACGTGAAAGGTGTGATGTTGTTAATGCTTCGAGCCTGAACACGCCAGAGTGCCCGATCAATATTACCCAGAATCTCATCACCAGTAGCCATAATATCCTCCAAGTCCTAGTCCAGAGTATCCATTAATTAGTCCGCCGGGGGTGTGGGGCATGTCCGTGTCCCACAATCCCATGAAAAGATCACTCAGTTCTGCGATCACTAGGTCATCAACATTGAGTAGAGTCCCCCGATAGTCAGCAATCGCACGGGCCTTAGAGCCCGAATATCCCCATGAATTAGAGTGCTGATTATTGACGTAGTTGCTATTTGAGGACGACGTGCTATCCGACTCATTACGCGACGTAGTGTCTCCCGACGTGCTCGCGTCGCTGATGCTCGTAGCATAGTCCCCATCGCCCGCAAGGCGCGTCTGAGGGGTGTCAGAACCCACCGTGCGCCCTTTGGACTTGTTGGTGCCACTACCACTGCCCGTCTGGTGGTTGATCCCAGAGTTCTGAGACTTACCATCCTGACTGGTCTCGCTGTAGTGGCGATTGCCTTCAAGCGGGTCAGTGTTTTGCAGTTCTGCCAGATACATTCGATTATACCGGGGCATAATCAAATTCATTTTAAGGTTTAGGCGCCAGATAAAAATATCTATTGTCTCGTGAGCAATCTCTTGAAGCCAATAGGTCTTCTTAATCCGGTCATTCAGTGTTTTCCTGTATGCTTCGTCGAAGATCGGATAATCGTCAAGTCCAATATGGTCATCAGTTATCCGCACAACGTCACGAAGCATTATCGTTGTTACCGCCATCGTCACCTCCATAGGTTGTCAAATTGGAATTAGCAAGATAGTCATTAAGGTTCGGCGCAGCATTGTCGTCTACAGCCCAATAGCATGACACGTTAAGCCCGAACATATCATTAATTTGCTCACACGCCAACTCACGCGGCTTCATAAACGACTCACGAGACGCAAGCACCTGCCCCGAATTAGCGGCCGCTTCCTCAACCACCATGCGTTCACGCTTCTCGGAATTCACGTTCATAATCCCGAGCATCGTGAGCGCTTCGCCCCAAATCTTGGCCTTAGATTCCATATGCTTGATTGAAGAAACAGCCCCAGCACCGGCATTCTGATTAAGTGGAAACACGCCAATTGTGTTAGCGAGATTATCCATACTCATGTTCTCAGTTCCCCACACGACGGGCTCACCATCGTAAATCTTGGAAATAAGATTCTGAATAGTGAGTCGTTGATCCTGAGAGCAAGCAACAATCATCGGGTTACGTTCATTCAGCAAATCAATTTCAATTGTTCTATCAATCTGAGCAAGCCTTGCGGCGTAAGAAAGCACTACGTCAATTTCAGGCTCGCGGACTTGATTTCCCCAAATGCAGACAGACTCACTTGCACTCACTTCACGAGAATAGACACCGTTTCGAGTGACACGATATCCCGTGGGATTATCCTGAATGTCCAGCGGTCCCGAGATTGTTGCTGGCATTGCCATAAACAATTCAAAGAAACTATCGAAATAGAAAACCGAGTATCCGTTATTAAAGATAGTTGCTTCAATAAAGCGCGGGTCAATCCCGTTAGGTAGTCCCTCCCAGGTAAATCGAGAAAGGCACTTGCCCATTAACTGGCGACGATACATGTGTTCCAACTGCATCTGCCGTGCCTCGGACGACGACGGGGGAGATGCCATAATTTTCTTGTAGATGCCATTAAGCACGTAATCCTTTTTACTCACTAAGGGTCACCCTAACCGTTTTGTCAATCCGATTGTTGCGAACATTTGTGTTACCGATTCTCTGCGGAGAACGCCAAACAGTAACACCCTTTTCAAAGATTCCCCTAACGCTTGCCTTGAATCCTTCGGGGATAGTTGTGTCAACCAAATAACACTCAGCCATCTTCCAGTACGTGAATTCAGTCATGAGACTAAGGGTATTCGGGAACTTAATCCAAGTATTCATCAAATACCCATACCTAAGCCAAAAATCACCAATACTACGCATCGCAGCCGGTGAGACACTCCTAACTCTAGCATCAATCACAAGCCCGTTGGAGACCATCGCAGAAACGTAGCCCGATGTCTGACCAACAACGGACGGAGGAATAACCTGCATGTCCTGCCGTTGACCGTTAATCGATGCGATGGCTGCCTCATAGTCCCCATTGGCGGCGAACTGAGCCAATTCATAGTTAGTGTCACGCACGGTCCTTTGCTGTTGCTGAGAAATCTGTGAAGCACCGCTAGCCAACTGATTCTGAATATTAGCCGTCGACTGGGCCTGAGAATTATTAATCATCGCAGAAACCCCGGCCGTAGCCGCCTGACCAATACCAGCACCGGCCGCAGAACCATTCAGCCCCATAACGCCGCCAAGCGCTGTCATGGCACCCTGTGTCGCCTGAACGGTCGCCCGCATATTGTTATAACGCGACTGAGAATCCGCCATAGCAGAATTACCCCACATAGAATTCTCAGCCCCCGCCTGAGTAGCAGCAATACCCGCATTAGCAACGTCACGCGCAGAATTAGCAGCACGCTGAGCACGCTGTTGCTGCCACTTCGCATTATTCACCTGAGCCGCCGCAGTGTGCGCTGAGGAAGCCAGTGCATTCAGCGAGGAATTATTAACTGCCGAAAATGTGGGCAATGATGTGTAGCCAGTGCACATGTCCCATCCTTCGCCATATTCGTTTGTCACCTTACCGGCGCGACGCTCAACAATCACAGATTCTGTAATTGTGTTATAGTCACGGATAGTGAAAAACAAAGACGGATTAGGCGGTGCAACATGCGCATATTGGTTAATGTTAATTCCCGCAGTGCGAATAGATTCAGGCCTAAACTCAACAGGGTTACCAGAATACGTCGTTAACTCAACAACACAGTAGGGCGATGTCACAAACTTCTTGAGTTCCCGATACTCTTTGGGAAGTAGAGAAAGGAATTCATTCCTGAAACTAGCGTCAGTCAACGAATAGTTGCGATTAATGTAAACACTATTATCAGATAGTTGGGTCCAGTTTCCTTGACCTGTGTCTTTCCCGACTTTAATTTTATTACCGGCATTCAAGTCGACAATATCTTTCGGAACAATCGTAATTGATCCAATCCCCTGTGCAACCCATGGGAAATACCGTAGACCCGTCATGCCCTTTTTGAATTCCTGCGCAGTGCAAGCATAAATCTCAACACCATTAGGTAATCCTTCAATTCTTGAGGACGTTGCCATATCTACGCGGGGATTGTCTGTGGTGCCATAACCCTGCAATTCATCTAACTTAATAGTTGAAGCAATGATAACAACATAATCATAGTTATTAACGTCAGCAAGCATTCGACGGTAAGTCCGAATAATCTGGTGCTCAGAACCCATATCCAGGCCCTCAGGTTGCGTCAACCAATTCTTGCCATAGTTGTCAAATGAATCGGTTGCCGCAATCCCCATATGCCCACGCTCAAGGTAACTGCGGCCGAAATTAATGCGCTGATAGTAAGTTGTCCAAACATCGAGTTGCAATGTCAACTGAGTTGTGTTCGGAGCAATATAGTCAATACTGGTAATGAAATAGAAAAATACGCTAGGCGTGTAGCCCTCAAAACCAATGTTGTTAACAGGGCGCCCCGGATTCTCAACCATCACATAGTTATATTGATTTGCCTTAGTAAAGGGCGTAGGAATACGAATCGGCTTACCCTGAGCAAGATATGTCATCTGATTAATCTCAACCTTATGTAGGTTGTTAAATGACTTAACATAAGCATGCGGAGTGTGCCCATACGATTCCCAGTCAACAATGTCCCTGTACGTGTTATCGAAAGGAACATTAACCATGGTAATAACGCTACCGGCGGACCACACAGAATAATCAAACGAAAGACCCGCTCGAGTCTCAGGCGGCATCGCATAAATCTCGGACATATCATCCTCCTTCAAGTCCAAGCATATCAGAACCGGGCGCCCATTGGACGCCCGGTTCCGTGTTGATTCAGATATTACTTCTTGACCTGAATACTAATCTCCTTATTCAGCGGCTTATTGCCATCCGCTCCCTTAGTGTCAACATTCACGCCAAGAGTAAGGAACGCATCAGGCTCATCCGGCCCAATAGTGAGAACACCATCGTTAGAAATCTTGGTCCCCCTAGACTTGGCATTCTTAAGATACCAATCAGTTGCGTAACCCTTATTGGCGGGCACAGTCTTCCACTGAATGGACGCCTGACGCACCGCGGCCGGGGGCATAATCGTCGACTGCGTACCGTCCGGCTTAGTCACAATCAGTGTGTTAATCTCCGCATTCGTCTCAGCCTTAGGCGTCACCACAATCGTGTTCGGCTTAGTGCCGAACGCAATAGCCGGTGTGAACGGCGAAGCGCTCATAACCGACCAGTGATGCAGCCAATAGTTGTCATAAAGGCCCTCAGGATTAGAAATGCTCCGGTTCTCAAGAAGAATATCCTTAATCACGAAGAATTGCTTACTAGTCAGAATAGCCGACGTGTCAGCCATTCCCAGCGCCTCACCGGGGACCGTGATAATACGCGAAGGAGCATCAGCGTGGTCAAGATTAAATGCCGCAGCCAGGGAGGTCACATCGACGTTCGCCTTGAATTCCGGTGTGGCAATAAGCACCAAGTCCTCGGGGCGAGCAAACGAATGAACCGCCGCAGTATTAAAGGCGGGAGTGGGATACTGCATCTTATTCGCAGCAACCCTCAGCGCCTTAAGCGCCGCGTCAACCTTAGACTTATCCGGCTCGAGCGCATTCAGGTCAGGAATCTGCATGCGATAAAAACCATACTTGTCATCGAAGGTCTTAAACAACTTAGTCATACTAAGGAACTCAGACCACTGGTCAGACGACGCAGCAACAGCCATGATCTGAGAAATCATCTCAGAAAGACCATTATCGGAAAGGAATGCACGGCGAAGCACGTCACGATTAATCGTGATCTTAAACTTCTCCTTACGATTAATCGTATGGAAAGCACTCTTAGACGGAGGAGGCGCCTGCCCGAACACGTCACGCTCGAGATAATCGCGTTGCTCCTCGTAAATCGTCGGCTTGATAAAGTCAAGGTGAACTTCCTCGATGGTGTCACCAAAATTCATCATGCCCTGCTTGAATACTGCAAGCGGATTCTTCCAAGAAATATCACGGACAATCGTAGACCCGATGCGGTTAATCAGAGACGACATAAACTCGTTGCGAGTAATGTTGTCGGACATGATTCCAGCAATCGTTTCCTGAATATTCGCCTTAGTGGCCTCAGGAACCATATTCTGATAATCGTAACGCGCATCGCTTCGGATGGCGTTAAGAATATCAATATTTGAAGTGTCGTCACGCAACTGCGGCATAATCAATTCCCCTTAAAAAGTTCGCTAATTGACTTAGGCTTCCAATTAGAATCCGGAACCTTATCGTTCCCCGAATCGCTACTAGAAAACAATCCTGAAAGACCCGCAAGCGTCCTTCCAGTACTTGCAGCAGCCTTACGATCAATGCCCATACCATCAACTATAGCATTGCCCGCATCCTTGGCTGCGGCTCCCCCGAGATCAAGGGCGGCGCCACCAACGTCACCCACACCCTTGAGCACTGCCTTAGCATCGTCCTTCGTGTTCTCGGCCGCCTGTTTGACGTCATCAAGCGTCATCTCCTTCGATGCCGGAACATCGTCCCCTGCGAACGGGTTACCCGTCTCGCGTTCGGTGGGTGTGAGTTCGTTGCCGAGGCGATTCTCAAGTTCCGCCTGTAAAGCAGAAACCCTCTCGCCGAAAACATCCGTGAGATGCTTCCAAGCCGCCTTGGTGTCCTTGAAGTGGTCAACGTCAGCAGGGTCCTTCGGGGCGCCTTCAAGCATATTCCCGTCATCGGGAGATGCAGCCTTCTTGTCCCCATCACTGTCGCCCGGATCAAAGACGTCATTACCCGTCATCCCCGATTCCTCGCGTTGTTGAGGTGAGAGATTCTGAGCCGCCCTATTTCGTGTCTGAGCGTCATCCATAGACTGCTGAGGGTCTCCCTCGGTCCTACGCTCAGTCAGTGATCGCCCACCATGCTCTGCCTTGTCCTGCTTGATCGACTCAGCATTCTTGGTGTCAACCTTGGCCTTATTGGCCTTGCGCTGTTCCTCATTCATTGGAGAACCATCGGGATTCAATCCCTTGAGCGCATTCTTTTCAGCATCGGATAGTGCCATTTTTCCTCCTAAA